TATGGGCTTGCTTGGAATATTTCACCCTCTGACCAGGAGTCGTTGGAGTCTTCTATAGCAGCCATGAACTGGGTTGAACCGTTAACCGATCTGTGCGACTATGCCTAAGTCATTAGCCAATAGTCGCCGCCGCAGAGGCGGAGCCCGTAAGGGCAAAAAGCAAACCAATGGTGTCATGCGGGTTATCGCACCTATTACTAGTGGTGTACAGATGCGTAACAACTCTAACGACGATTCCACTATTTTCAGAGGTACCGAATACCTCGCTACTGTGGGAGTAAGTACTATTCAACAGCCAGGTACGTTGATACAGGAGCAGTTAATGCAACCTACAATACTTGCTTCCACACGTATGCAAGCTACTGCGGAATTATGGGAATTTTATCGTTATAAGAAGTTGCGTGTTTATTTCGAGTCCACCTCACCTACAACTGTCGGTGGACAAATCTGCGCCGCTTTTGACCCTTCCGTTTCTGACATACAACAGACTAACGTACCTGTTAGTTATGCTCTGGCATTGCCCGGAGCACTGACAGCGAACGTTTGGGCCTCTTTCTACGTTGATTTCAATTGCAACCAGAAGTTTCGGCAGTTTCCTTGGTATTCTTGCTCTTTGCAGGAAGACGATACGGAAATTGCGAATCAATGTAGATTGTTGGTTGTTCTGGTACAACCTTTGTCAGGAGTTACTGGTGGTACTAGTATATCTTGGACTCTAAGGATACAATACGAGATCGAATTCGCTCGTAAGAGGATTGCGGCCCCATCAGCGTCGGCTACAGTCACAATTTCTGCTGGTACATCAATGTACATCACCAACGGCGGATTGTGGAGTGTAGGCGGGTTCCTATTACCTAATAGTGAAGTTTACGTCGCATCACCGCAGCCCAGCGATTATGTTATCCTTAGTTCGGACCAACCAGCTTATGTGGCAAACATACCATCCCAAGGTCAATATTGGTTTGGTACGTTGCAGGAAGCACAGGAAGCGGTTGGCAACCATGTCATATCCACCAATGTACAAGGCAATGGCGTCGCAGAGCCACTACTTACCAACATGTATTTGATTCCGGTGTCAGGATAATGAACAGCGAAGACATCATTATGAAATCACCTGTTGAAGGTGTACTTGGTTTACAGGCTTCTCTATCCACGTACGTTCCTACCATCACTTTGAACGTCACCGACACGACTGCAGTTACGGTTCTTAATTCGTTAGGATCGCAATTGAGTACGCTTATATCGCAATTAAACAACGTAATTGCCGTGTTAGATAACATCAACACATCCACAAGCGACTCAGCGACCTACCTAGAAGAAATACGCGCTGCATTAGTGCCGTTGCAGTATACTACTATTTCTGGCGTGAGTTGTTTGGCAACTA